TCAAGACCTGATTTCGGAGACAGTCGCCAAAATTGACGGGGACGTGGCCGGACTCGGAGAGGCAGGGGCCGACTTTGCGATGCTGATCAGCGGCAACTGTTCCGCGCCTCACGACGTGATGGCGCACTACCTCGCGGACGAAGGGTGGAAGTCAATCCGTATCCCATGCGTTGAATTGTGGCCGACCGGATTCGATGACAAGGCGAGTCCGTGCCGCCGCATGTGGGAAGAATGGCGGCAGATATTCCTGCATGACGAACGGGAGGCGTTGGCGTTCTATGTTGACCCCGCACATGGTCCGGTGATGGTCGCCGGGATGCAACTGTCCGCGCCGTCATGCTACAAAGAAACGAGCACAACGCCGGACCCGTTCTACGGGGCGATGCGGTCATATTACAAGATGGGTCATGCCGCCTTTCATGCGGAGTTCCAGCAGCAGCCGATTGAGGAAGGAACAGGAACCGGCCCTTACACCCTGACATGGGAGCACGTCGCTATGCACTACCTGCCAACGCGCAACCCGTATGAATTGCCAGAGCAGGCTAAGAGCATTGTTTGTGCGTCCGACCTGAACCACTACGGGATTCACTCGGTGTGCGCCGGGTACAGCAATGACTTGACGGGATGGTGCCCGTGGTACGCCCGATACGATGCGGACGGGCAACCGATCATCAGACCGAACGTGCCGGAACCGGAAGCGAAAAAGGCCATGTTCAATGCGTTGGTTGCCGCGGGGCAACATATCGCGGGGTTACCACTGAAAACTGACAAGGCCGGAACGCCCGTTCGCCCGTCGCTTTGGCTTATAGACGCGGGGTACATGGGCGATATTGTGCGGCGGTATCTGGAAGGACCGGGCCGGACTGTCGGCATCCAAGTCATGGCCGCTCGCGGATTCAGCGCGGACAAGTACCGGCCTTACGGCGTGACGCTGATCGGCAAGCCCCGTGAGCAGTGTCACCTTTCGGAATCTGCGATTGTCGGGAGGTTCGTGGCGTTCAATGCGGACTATTGGCGCGAGGTCTCGCAGAAGGCGTGGCTCTCCTCGCCCGATGCCCCCGGCAGTCTCAGCCTGTACGCACCGCAACCCGGTCGGCATCACCGCGACTTCGCGGAACAGGTCACGCGGGAGAAGTTGCTGGACAAGTCACCGCACAAGATTACCGGCCTGCCTCAGTGGATATGGGCCACTCAGCCGGGATGGCATGACTACGGCGATGCGCTGACGATGTGCTACGTTGCCGCCGCCTGGGGCGGCATCGGGACGGGTGAGAACGCGAAACCAGTTGCCCGCGCACCAGCACGGGCGTTAGTATATCGACCAAGCGGCGGACTCAGGAGGTAAGACAATGACAGACTACACAACTCGCGACCCGGCACCAACGACCCGCGACCCACAACGCGGACAGGCTTTTACGATGTGCCGCTACTGCGGGCAGCGGATGGTCCGCAAGTATGACCACGCGGCCCACCAATCAAACCATGGAGCGTACTGCTCGCAAGGTTGCGCTGAGATCGCTAATCCCGGCAACGGTGCCGCCGATGCCGCCGCCGATGCGAACATCCGCCGCCGCATTGCCGCTTCGGTGGATGCTCGCTTGCCCTCCGTCATAATGTGGCTAGCAGACGGAGAGACACAGCAGGAGGTTGCGGACCGTCTCGGAGTATCGCGGCAAGCCGTCAGTCGGTTGACAAAGCGATTGCGCGGAAGTGCTACGGCAATAGATGTTTGCATCGGCACCCGATAGTAAGGGGTTGACAAAACGCATAGGGTAGAGAGTGAAATACTTTCTACCTTATGGAAAATCTAGGCTACCTACCAGAGACGGTAACGGGCGGCGAGACCATTTGGGTCAGTGCCGACAATACCACGCAAGATGAGTACGGAGAGGACATAGCGGTCAGTCCGTACCTCCCCGCAACACATACGCTTGTTTACGATTTCGACGGCGCAACGCCTGTCAGCGTAACCGCTGCCCCTAACACCGGAGGCACGGGCTGGACGCTTGAAATCTCTGCCGCCATTACCTTGACGTGGGCAGCGGGCGTCATCAACTTTCGCGGCAAGATCACCGACAAAACCACGGGCCGCATATTTGCCGTTGATGTCGGCACCATCAGCGTCAAGGCTTCTCCGCTTTCGGTGTCGCAGTATGCGGCTGCACTCGCGGCGGTTGAAGCGGCCATTCTGGAATACGCACAGAATCCGTACGGCTCCTTTACCATCCCGGGCGGCATGAACGTCACCTTTCGCAGTCTTGACGATCTCATCGGCCTGCGGACGTTCTATCAATCCGAAGTGAGAAAACAAACTTCAGCGCGGACACGGCGAATCATCCGCAGTGAGTTCAGGTGTTTATGACGTTTTGGCCGTGGAAGAAAAGGCAGCAACGGCAGCAAAGCATATCCATGCGCGGCTTTCAGGCCGCGCAAACCGACCGGCTTCTTGCGGGGTGGGCGTTCGATGGCGGCTTCACGGCACAAGAGATTCAGTCACAACTCGCGACCATCCGCGCCCGCTCCCGCGAGATGTCAAAGAACTCTCCGCATTACCGCCGCTGGTTGCAGATGGTGGCAACAAATGTAGTCGGAGAGGGTTTCGCGCTCAAGTCCACGCCGCACGACGGAACGCCCGGCGCGGACCGCCTGGACAAAGCCGCCGCCAAGTTTATCGAGTATCACTGGTGGCGATTCTGCAACTACCGCGATCCGCTGACCGGCCAGACGTGGTGTGACGCCAGCGGGCGCAAGACAATGGCCGAGATGGATAGACTCAATGCTAAGACATGGGCGCGGGACGGCGAGTATTTTGTGCAACAGATTGCGACCAACAGCAATCCGTATGGCGTGACGTTCCGTGTTATCCGACCCGATGCTTGCGACGAGAAATATACCGTCGGGCCCGACGGTAACGGAAAGACTGTGCGTTGCGGTGTTGAAGTGGACGCGGCAACGCTTCGTCCGCTCGCATACTATATGCACACGAAGCCCGCATATAGCACCACGAACGGGTCGACAGGACCGCTTGTCAGAATATCCGCGCAGGAGATCATCCACGGATTTACGGCAGACGACGAAGATCAACCGCGTGGAGTTCCGTGGGGCCACGCGGCGCTGATGACTCACAAGATGCTGGAGGAATACAACCGCGCAGAGATTACGGCGGCGCGTGACGAGGCGTGTTCTGTTAGGACATATCGAGCCACCGAAAAAACCAGCGATCCGGAAGCATTCTCCGACTTGACCAAACCCGGCAACGATGCCGCCGCGCAAACGCTTCTCGCCCCAAAGGAACCCGGTCAGTCCGAGATTCTTCCGTATGGCTACGAGTCGGAATTAACCACGCCGCAGCACCCGAACCGCGAATTGACAGCGTTCAAGGCGTCGTTGCTCCGCGATGTAGCAAGCGGTCTAGGCGTGGAATATGCCAACTTCGCAAATGACTGGGCGGGCGTTTCGTTTTCATCCGTTAGGGCGGGAACAATCAGCGAGCGCGATATGTGGGTTGTGTTGCAGAACGACATGATATCCCAACTTAAGGCGCGGCAGTTTCTTGTCTGGCTCAAATCGTTTTTGTCGTTTGATGTGTCCGGAAGTCTACCGCTGGCGAAGTTTGACAAGTTCTCGGAACATACCTTTCGGGGACGCCGTTGGACATGGGTTGACCCGATGAAAGACATGAAGTCTAACGAAGTCATGGTAGCGCACGGGTGGAAAACGAATACGCAAGTGTCTGAGGATTTGGGCGGAGATTACGAGGAAAACATTGAAACGATCAAAGAGGAAAACAAGATCAGCAAGGGCGTTATCAATCCGGCCCCGCAAAACGGAACGCCACCGGCAATGGTGCCCGCTGACGATATGCTAGATGGTGAGGACGATGCGCCCGCGAGCAAACCGAAAGGCAAGGCAACATGAAAACAAGAGCGAGCAAGCCAGAGGATAAGAGCATCCAATACCGAACGGCAACTATTGAGAGCATCCGCGCCGATGGTGACAAGCCCGCGCAGTTGCGAATGTCGGTGAGCAGCGAGACTCCCGTGATGACCATGCTTTACTTCAACGACCAGTATCAACGGTGTCTTGAAGTTCTGGACCACGGCCCGAAGTCCATAGACATGAGCCGCGCCAAGGACGGTCTTGTGATTCTGGATCGGCACTTCGGCGATCAGATCGGACTTATGAAATGCAGCGTGGAAGAACGCAAACTCGGCGGCACGGTTGAGTTTTGTTCTGGTGCCCGCGCTCAAGAGATTTCGCAGGATGCGGCCAAAGGACTACGCAGGAACGTCTCGGTTGGCTACCGAGTCGATCCCGCGAGTTATCGGCTTGAAGGTGAACAGGACGGCGTCCCGGTGGTACGGGCAATGTCTTGGATGCCTTACGAGGCGAGTTTTGAGCCGATACCAGCGGATACAACGGTCGGCGTAGGACGCGCCGAAAATGAAGTCAGCAAAACGCAAACGACGGTCACGGCGCAAACAGCGACCGTAACGACCAAGGAGAGAAACATGGACCCGAAAGAGATGGCAAAGTTGTTTACCCGCGCTTCTGAACACGGCATTGACGCCGCCCGCGTTGCGGAACTGGCGAATGATCCCGCATCGGCTTCCGCGAAACTGGACGCGATGATCGTTGACAAGCAGCGCGTCGAGATCGTGGAACTCAAAAACCGCAAGCCCGAAGCGGGTTCGGCGGTTGCGGCTCCCGTGGTTCTTGGCGGCGATGCTCGCAGTCAGGAGAAGATCGTCAAGCGTTACAGCCTGATGAATGTTGTCAGGGCACTGGCTGGCGACAAAGTGGACATTGGCTATGAGCGCGAAGTCAGCGACGAACTACGGCGCGCTGGCCGCGTTTCCGGCAAGGGAGCGATTTCGATTCCTCACGCGGTGTTGTGTTCTCGCGCAACATCCTTGACCGAATCAGGAACGTCATCCTACACGGTTGGAACCCTGACAATGGGAGATCAGTTCATTGAGTTGTTGC